TTTGAGTCAAAAACGTTGTCACCTGAACCGAGGAAATTACATTCCAATTCTTGAGCAACTTTTCTTTTGTCGTACTTGAGTTTTTTCACCATCGCCTCAAACCAAGATGAGGATGGTTTCCAACCTTGTTTGAACAAATCTACCAACTCAGCAAAATTTCTTTCAAATGGGTTTACGTCAGAGTAATCTAAAATTTTTTCATTTTTATATTCCTCTCTGTTTAGAAAATAATGAACAATATCATCAGTTTTTACCAAGTATAAATCTTTAGTATATCTTGGGTCTCGATACCAATACATCTCAGTAATCTTAAAATCGTTCATTCCACGATTTGCCTGTTCATAGATTTCGTAATAGATGGGGTCATATCCGTTTGGTGTGGATATAACAATCACTTTACCACCTGTGGATAGTGACGCCATACAAGCCGCCCAGAAATCACTGTCCGCGTCAATAAACGCCGCTTCATCAAATATAAGAATCGTGGGGGTATATCCACGTAATGCGTCTTTAGATGTTGCAACTGCCTTAACCTCACATCCGTTTGTGAGTTTGTAGTGTTTTGCAGCATTTTTGTCGTTGGAAAAAGTCACTCCAACCCACGAAGGCCATTGGTCTGTAAATTCCCTGATTTTGTTGGCAAATTCTACAGAGGTATCCAATTTATTGGCAATAATCAAAACCTTTTCTGGTTTGTTTTTTCTAGCGAATACAAGTTTCTTACTTGCCCATGCTGCGGTAACCGTTGATACACCCGCTTGTCGGTATTTCAGGGCAATATTTTCATTAAAACTGTCGTAATCTTCTACTAACCTAACTTGGTCAGGGAATAGTTCTAACGGAACATACCTCGATTGGGTATTGTCGTATGTCTGCAAATAAGTTCGAAGCGCATACGGAGTATTCTGCATGCACTTCGTGTATTCTAATAATAATTGTTCACGGGAAAGACCCATATAGTTAAGTTCAGCTTCTACTGATACCTAAACTACCCAAAAAGTCGTCCAAGTCATCCAAATTGTCGTCGTCATCATCGGATGAAGGTTCGGTTGTATCCTCATCATCATCTGAATAATCTTCATCGTCGTGAACTTGATTCAAATGTTGTACAATTTCATCAATCATTCTGTCAAGAATTTTGGTAGCATTTACATCTCCCTTTAGGATTGCTTTTGCCAACTTGAAAAATTCTTCAGAAGAAAGTGCTGAGAAACGAGCAAATAGATAGTTTTGTATCCATCGTTTATCTTCGTCAAACAAACGTTCAGGATAAGCCTCAATAAACTTTTCCCACAGGACTGGACCAAGTCTCAAATCCCAAATTTCATTTGCCAAAGTATCGGTTGATGCCATTACCATTTCGGCTTGTTTAGGGTCATCAGGTAAACCCTGAGTTCCCAAAATTTCCATGGTTCCTTTAATTAATTCGTGGACTAATACAGGAAAAAATACTCCACGAGCTTTTACTGTTGGAGGGTCAGTTTCAATGTCAACCTCTTCTTTTCCAGCAATACCACCTTGATTCATCATCATGTCAAACGCTTGGTCAGGTAATACCCAATACATCAAATCGTTTACAGACATTAAAACTCCATAAAGATTTAGAAGATTTTCATCAATTCGGTCTAGTTCATCTCTTACCAATTCGAACATGTAGTGACCTTTTTTGGATGAACCTTGAATTAGTGCGTTGATAAATCTTCTCTTTGCCTTTTCAATATCGAATCTTTCGAACGCAGTCATGAAATCTTCAATATCTTCTTCTTGTTGACCAAAATTTTGTTCCAAGTCTTCTTGTTCAGGTTCTTCACCTTGTTTGGAAAAACCTGCCATATCAATTTGTCCTGGCATCACCAACTTAGCATCATAATTGACTTGGTCAGGTCTTACACCCATTTCTTTTCTTACCAAATCTACTGCTAAATTTTCTAAATATTCTTTATTCCTAGTCTGAATCCCTATAACATCTCTTACAGCACCCATCATGGCCATCTGTAAACCCATCAAAGCATTCTGACTTCTTACGTCTTCTTGACCTGTATATCTTTTTACTTTTTCAACTACGTCATTGAATCTTTTAGATGCAATTTTTTCTTCAAATGAAACAGGAACCTCAGGAGATTTGATGTCAGGAAAAGCAGGACTTTTGGAAAGAGGAGTTTCACCACGTTCCATTTTACTTTTAATGTCACCAGACATTCCCTTAGTCGATTTTTCAAATTCCGACCTGTCCTTTGGGTCCGCTTCTTTGATAAATTTTTTCATTACTTGTCTTTGAAATTAATTTTAAGTTGGTCAAAAGTAAGGTAATCTGGAATTTTTACGACTTCTGATTTTGGATTGGAATCAACCATATTTTTACCAGCCTTAGGTTTGGGTTGGTGTTTAGGTTGTTTGAAGGGGTCACTAGTACCAGGTTTTACACCTGGTTTAGTAGTGGGTTTTGTTCTTGTTGGTGCTGTTGTAGTAGATTCCATAGCTTCCTTTTTTGTTAAAGTATACATCTTCCCGACAGGCTTGTCCAATTTTTTATCTCCAACCATTTTCTCAGTTGGCATCTTATGAATAGTTTTTCTGATGATTCCACTTTCTGATAAAGTTTGAATCAATTCTTTTTTTGTCATTCTTGGTTGGACATGTTTTAGAATCATCTTCTCAAGAGATTCTTCTAAAACTTGTTGACTTGTTTTTCTTTCAGTAACTTTTTCAGGTAATTTTTTGAAGTTTTTTGTTTTACTTGCAAATTCATCAGCCATCTTACACCACTTTTTTTGTTCAGGAGTTTTTCCATCGCCACATTTTGCAAAGAAGTATTTTTGTTGTGATTTGGACTCGAATTTTTCATCCATTTCACCTTCCATCATACCCATACCATCTTCATCGTCAGCGTCTAATTCTTTGTCCACAGTTGGATTGTCACCATAACTACTAGCACCAACTTGTCTTTTGTCTTGTGTTGAACCTAATTCGAAAGGGTCTTTTACTATAGTTTCATCCTCATCTTCATAAACTTCGAAAGGTTTCTTCTCAGTCTTTAATTTATTGATGGTAACAGTGTCTGCTTGAGACACTTGAACTACTTCTTTTGTTTCTTTTTTAGTTTTCATAAACAACTTCTTTATCAAATTCTAAAATTAGGTCCCTTTCGTACAATTTATCTTTAACTTTTTGTTCGGAATCTCCGAAACGGAAAACAAGACGAGTTTGATTTTCACAACTTTCATCGGTTTCCCAGGCTAACGCGATTATATCTTCCATCGCGTCTGTCATTCCCATGAAGTCAGATTTTTGAACAAGTTCTAATTCCAAACTTGTATTCTTCAAAGTTCCAACTTTGGAAATGTATTGGAGTTCAGGTGGTTCAGGATATCCACTTGATGGTTTTGAATCCCAACCTTCACCCCATACATCTAATTCTTTTCCAAAAATGAATTCATACATATTATCCCCTCTATAGTTAGGACCAAGTCCGTTCACATAGATTAGAATCATAGTAATTCTCCTTTTGGTGAAATTCTGAATTGTTCACCGTTGCTTTCGAAAACTAAGTTGTTTTTATTAGTTTTACCCAGAAGTTTTAATTCAGAGTTTTCTTTGATAATAAACTCAGCAGCCAATTCTTGTTCAATTGTTTCAGACAACTTTTTTACCTTTAACATTTTTGAATCAACTTTTGACTTTTGTTTTTCAGATTTTTCAATTTCAGATTCAGATAAAACAAAATAACTTGATAATACTTTATCAACTTTTGACTCAGCAAAGATTGAATCCATGATTGATGAAACCTTCGACTCGGTTTCACCCATTTCACCGTCCATCTTTCTTGTTTTTACCTTAAATGGTTTACCTGTCCTTTCTCTATATTTGTTAAACATTTTTTCACCATCTGTTTTATTAAACCAAGATTGTTTGTCACCATATTTGTCATATAATTGCTGAAAAGTATCAAATTCTTCAGTATCAAAATCATCTCCAGCTATACCATAGATATCAGCACTTTTAGCCTGTCTGCCTTTTTCGTCATAGTATTCATCACCTTTGTAATCTTTTCTTCTAATATTACCAAATGAACCATACATACCTTCACCCATTTCAGAATCAACAGTCTCCTCAGAATCCATATCAAAATCAAAATCAGATTCAGATGAATTGTCCATACTCATGTCCATATCCATATCATAATCTGTTTCAGTATCTTCAAATTTTGTTAAAATATCTTCTTTATCTTCTTCAGATAGTTTGCTTAAATCCAACGCTGACAAAATGGAATTAATAACGTACTTAACATCTTCAGATGACATTCCAACAGAATCATTCATCATTCTAATTTTTTGACCTAATTTTCCTGTAATTTTTTGAATAACTCTAAAATCAACTTCCTCTTCCATACCTCCATCAGTTTCTGCTCCCATATCCATAGGTTCAGTGTCTGCTGGTGAATCCATCGAAACTTCAGTATCCATAGACATTTCTTCATCACCCATTTCAGGTACGTCTGTCATATCCATTTCAGCATCCATAGATACCTCAGGTGCCGGAGCTGGTTCTGGCGTAGATGGTTTTGGTAATTTTAGTGTGAACTTTTTTTCCTCATCAACTCTGAACATAGAAACTTCTTCAACATTTTCAGTCAATCTGTTAATTTCGCCAGCCATCAAATTTAATCTTTTCAAAGCTTGAGAATATGACTTATAATGTTTTCTATTCTTCATAGGTTCAATGTAATCCAAAGATTCATTGATACGTTTCATCAAAACGTAACCACCCTTTTCTTTAACGATTTCATATTGGTTTCCATCAGACAATGTTTTACCAAACTCAACTTTTGCAGTTTCGTTTACGGTTTGTGGAATGTTTTCTTTGTAACGAGCAATTTCAAGGATTCTGTTCAATTTTTCTTGTCCTTGTAATTTTTCACTACCAATAGGTTTTAAGTCAGCCATTTTTTATTTATTTAATTTTTAAGAATTTAATCCATTAGGACCTCCAAGCGCAACCGCATCTGTTTGGTAAACAACCGCACCTTGGTTATCAGACCAAGCTGGTTTAGGAAGTTGTGGAGTCGTTATTGTACCACTACAATTTACACAATCTTCATAGTCGATTTGACCGTTAAACTGAGCCGAAGCTGCTGGGGTGTTTGACGGTGTTGGTGAAGGTGTGTTAGTTGGTGTAAGTGTATTAGTAGGTGTAAGTGTCGGTGTAGGAGTATTCGTAGCCGTTACGGACGGAGTCACCGTTGGTGTTGGTGTCTTTGTTGCGGTCTGTGATGCCGTAATAGATGGTGTTGGAGTATTCGAAGCCGTAACACTTGGAGTCGGAGAATTACTCGGAGTCGGTGTTTTTGTTGCTGTTTGTGATGTCGTGACCGTCGGTGTTGGTGACGGAG